CAACCCGGTGTTCCATGGAATGGTCTGACCGCCATCACCGAGAACAATTCCGGTGGAGCAGCTCAGCCGTTCTATGTGGACGGCGAAAAGTTTGTGAACACCTCTGCGCCTGAGGAATTCAACGCAACGCTTACTGCGTACACATACCCGATTGAATTCGAACCGTGTGACGGTATGACGGAGATCCGACCGGGTTTCATCATAACCAAGCAACGCAGACAATCGTTCGGGCTCTCCTACAGGTCCATGGTAGGCAATGATCAGTCGTCGGAGTACGGATACAAAATCCATCTTATCTACAACGCACTCGCGTCACCGTCGGCTCGATCCCACAAGACGATGAATGCCTCGCCGAATCCGGATGACTTTAGTTGGAACATCACAACATTGCCTCCGTCGGTAACTGGATACAAGAGGTCTTCGCACTTCATCATCGATTCCACTTTGGTGGACCCCGAGGTTCTCGCCGGTTTGGAAGACATTCTCTATGGGAATGATTCCACTTCAGCACGCCTTCCCGCCATAACCGAAATCACAGATCTCATCGACACCGGAGATGCGATGACGGTCACGGACAATGGTGACGGCACCTTCACCATCACAGCTCCTCTGTCGGCTATACCGATGCTCGATTCAGAAACGTTCCAGCTTACCTGGCCTACCGGTATTGTGATCGATGATGCCGACACCTGGACAGCGACCTCGTAAGGAAAGGAGGTAGACATGGCTAGTGTCACCGGAAAAACCTCTGCGGCCATCGATGCTCTCGTTGCCGTTCTACTCTCAAGTGCAGCCATCGATGAATCCGGCCATCTGACGGTTACTACACACGGTGGTACCGTCACGGATCTCGGGCCTGTTGTCACATCTCTTCCTTCTGCGACAGAGACTGTGGCCGGTATTCTGAAGGTCGCTACTTCGGCTTTGATCACTGCAGGCACTGATGATACCACTGCGGTTAGTCCTCTTGGACTAGCTGCCGTCGTGGCAACTCTCAACACGAGCATATCCGGAAAGCAGCCCTCCGGTCCGGATCTGACAGCAATCGCGGCGCTCACACCAGCCACCAGCGACGTGCTTCAATATGAGTCAGGAGCTTGGTCGCATCGGACTCCGGCCCAACTAGCCACAGATCTGTTTGCCGCGGCACCGGTTGTCAAGGGCAAGTACTATTCCTCAAGTACGTGGAACGACGCTACGAGTCCGCGAGTTTGGGTTGGTAGTGTCGACCCGACTACGGGAAATACCGTGAATGATGGTTCGGTCTGGTTCGACACCAGTGGTGTGTGACGCATGACTTGGGTTGAAACACTGATCGACGATTTCGACGATAACTCGTTGGATTCTACAACGATCTGGGAAGTTTCAGGTGTCGCAACCGAAACCAGTCAAGCCCTGCATATCCAGGTGACTTTGAGTTTCCCATTCGTACGAACACTCAAAACCCACAATATGACGAATTCACTATTCGCCGTGAAGTGGAACGCTGGAACGGGAACAGCAACTTCGTCTTGTCGATTTGGAATCACAGCGACTGATCCGGCTGGTAACGACGTGTATCTAGTCAGTGAGATACTGACAAGTAACTGGGCATTCGGAACCAATGGCGCGGCTACGGTTACGGGTACGACTACTGGAACCGGTGCTGGAACTTCCTTCACCAACGGAACCTGGTTTGGTTTGGGAATGCTCGGCAGTGACAATATCCTACACGGGTATAAGTCTGCGGATGGCGTTACCTGGACTGAACTCGGGCACGTCACAGTCGGTGGGACTTTCGACAAGACGCAGGTCCGTTATCGGATTCAACCCGGATACTTCACAAGTAGTGAATCCCCGACATGGGCCTGCAACATCCCCGAAGCTGCTGTTTGGGCACCCTGGCACAAAACTCACGTCCGTCAAGGCGGGAAATGGGTTGAAGCTTCGGTCAAAGCCAGACAGGGCGGAGCCTGGGTTCTCGCCAAACCTCATAGTCGTCAGGGCGGAGCCTGGATCAGCTCGCATTAGCGAAGGGTGCCGTAATGATATCTTTCAACGTCACAGGCGATTCTTCTAGAACGCAAGAATTCCTCCAGAGTGTGAAGAGAATTAACATTCTTTCGATCATGGAAACTTGTGGCGAAGAAGGTGTAGCGGCTCTAACTTCGGCTACTCCGGTAGATACCGGTTTGGCTGCTGGTTCTTGGAGCTACGATGTAAACGCAAACAATGGCGTTTACACGATCTACTGGACCAACACGGACGTCGAGAACGACTTCCCCGTGGCGATCATGCTCCAATACGGTTATTCGACTGGGACTGGGGGCTATGTGCAAGGCCGGGACTACATTAATCCGGCAATCAAACCCATATTCGATGAGATCGAAACGAAAGTGTGGAGGGCGGTGACTTCAGCATGAGTAACATTGACCAGCGTGTTGTTCAGATGATATTCGACAACAAGCTATTCGAACAAGGAGTCGCCACCACACTAGCGTCTCTGGAAAAGCTGAACGCCGGTCTCAAGCTCCAGGGCGCAACCAAGGGTTTGACGGATGTCGATGCCGCTGCCAAGGGTATAAACCTGAGTTCACTGGCTTCTGGAATCGATACCGCTGCAAACAAGTTCCACGCGATGTCTGTCGTCGGTGTTGCAGCATTGGCGACTATCACCAGCAAAGTCGTCAACGCCGGTATTGAGATCGGTAAGGCTTTCGTAATCGATCCCGTTAAGGACGGATTCCAGAATTACGAAACCCAGATAAACGCAGTTCAGACGATTTTGGCCAACACCGGTCTCGTCGGCCAAGCCGGTCTCAGCAAGGTAAACACAGTACTTCAACAGCTGAATACGTATGCCAACCAGACGGTATACAACTTCAGCGACATGGCCAAGAACATCGGCACCTTCACGGCAGCCGGCGTTGATCTGCAGACTTCGGTCGATTCGATCAAGGGTATAGCAAACCTTGCGGCTCTTTCCGGCTCGAGCGCGGAACAAGCTTCGACAGCTATGTATCAGCTGTCGCAGTCCATCGCGTCCGGTAAGGTTCAGCTCCAGGACTGGAACTCAGTCGTCAATGCCGGACTCGGCGGCAAAGTATTCCAGACCGCACTTGAGAACACAGCCCGCGCAAGCGGCGTGGCCATCGACAGCATCATCAAGAAGACCGGTAGCTTCCGAAACAGCCTGCAAGAGGGCTGGCTCACCTCCGACATCCTGACTAAGACCCTTAGCCAGTTCACCGGAGATTTGAGCACTGCTCAGCTCAAAGCCATGGGCTTCACCGCCCAGCAAGCCGCACAGATCGAGCAGCTTGGTCTTACTGCTGTAAACGCAGCTACGAAGATCAAGACCATGACTCAGCTGACTCAGGCGTTGAAGGAAGAAGTTGGTACTGCATATGCCACCATCTTCAAGACGATCTTCGGTGACATCAACGATGCGACTACCCTATTCACGGGAATTCACAACGTTGCCGAGAATGCACTAACCGGCCCGATCTACGCCCTGAACAGTTTGCTTCAGGGATGGGTTGCCCTCGGCGGTCGTAAGGAACTCATCGCAGATCTTTCGAACGCCATGAAGGATTTCGGAGCAGTCGTCAAGGTAGTCGAAGGCGCCTTCAGAGAGATCTTCCCCGCGACCACGGCGGAACAGCTTTACAACGCAACACTCTTATTCGGAAACATCATCGACAGATTCAAAATGGGAGGAAAGACTGCTGAAGAATTGAAACAGACTCTAGCGGGTTTGTTCTCAATCATCAGTCTGGCCATCTTCATCGTCAGACAAGCTATCGACGCTCTGGCGAATCTGTTCGGTGTTGTGACAAATGGCTCCGGGGGTTTTCTCAGCCTCACGGCGCGAATGGGCGAAGCCCTTGTAAGGTTCAAGGATTTCGTCGAAGAAGGGCACGGAGTCACCGAGTTCTTCGACCTCTTGGGCAAGGTCTTATCCGTACCGATTCTGTTGGTCCAAGCTCTCGCTCGATACATCGGAGAACTCTTCGACAAGTTCGATGGGAGCAAGGCGTCAAAAGCTCTAGGTGATGTCACAGCCAAACTCGGACCTCTTGGTCAGTTGGCTAAACTCGCGTCGGACGGCTGGGGTCTTCTGGTCAGACACTTTGGCGATCTGATCTCCTTCTTCGAGCCTTTGGCCAAAAAAGCTGACGACTTCATCCACAACTTGGCCCATTCCATCACATCCGGGCTGAGCAGCATCAACTTCCAGGATGTTCTCAATCTTCTGAACACTGCTTTGTTCGGCGGTTTGATCCTTCTGGTAAAGAAGTTCGTGGACAAGTTCAAGGGCGGTGGTGAACTTGGCGAGTTTGTCGACACAGTCAAGGAAACGTTCGAGGGCCTTACCAAGACTCTTGAGACGATGCAGGGGACTCTCAAGGCGGCAACGTTACTCGAGATAGCCGCTGCAGTCGGAATCCTGACCATTTCGGTAATCGCACTCTCCAGAATAGACCAAGCCGGTTTGATCCGGTCCAGCGTCGCCATCACGGTGATGTTCACTCAACTCGTTGCTTCTATGGCGATCTTCCAGAAGTTCGTCGGCACCGAGGGCTTCTTGAAGATGCCTTTCATGATGGGTTCACTTCTTCTACTTGCGACTGCGATCGACATTCTCGTCATCGCCGTCAAAGAGTTGGCCGGACTCGATTGGAACAGTCTCTCCAGAGGTCTGAGTGGGCTTGGGATTCTCCTCGCTGAGTTGATCGGCACTATGAAACTGATGGGCAGTCCTGAAGGTTTCATAGCTACTAGCTTGGGTCTGAACGCCTTCGCCAAGGCTGTCGACACTCTGTCCAAAGCCGTGGTCGGGTTGTCCGGTCTCAGTTGGGATCAGCTAGCCAAGGGTTTGAGCGGTATAGCTGGCGTTCTCGCGGCATTGGCTCTCTTCAGCAGATTCGCTGAGGCAGACAAGGTCGGAGTCAGTGCTGGACTGGGTATCATCCTTCTTGCCACTGGGATCAAGATCCTAGCCAGTGCGATGCAGGGATTCGCCAACTTCAGTTGGACTCAGATCGGCAAGGGTCTCGCATCCATGGCCGGTGGTTTGGCCATCATGGCGGCTGCATTGAAACTGATACCACCTCAGTCGGTGGTGTCTGCAGCAGGTGTGCTCATCGTCGCTTCATCTCTTGGGATGATCGCGACAGCCATGAACAAGATGGGACAGTTCAGCTGGGGTCAGGTAGCCAAGGGTATAGTGTCGATGGCTGGTGCTCTCGGCATTATCGCCGGCGCTTTGGCGCTTCTGCCTCCGGAATCACTTCTCTCGGCAGCTGCAATCTTCGTCGTGGCGTCTTCTCTCGGAATGATGAGTTCTGCACTTGCCAAAATGGGAGGAATGTCTTGGGGAGAGATAGCCAAAAGTCTGGTCGAACTCGCTGGCGCGCTCGGGATCATCGCTCTCGCTGTGATCTTCATGGAGGGAACACTACCAGGAGCAGCGGCTCTATTCGTCGTCGCAGCGGCCTTGGAGGTT